TAGGGGGATATGGGGGAAAATGATTACGAAGCCTGTTATTAATGTGCTCTATTACCCATACACATCTCCAAACACTATCTACACACGATCAAAAACTATTTTTAGTAAGATTTATCTGTGGATAACTAGGCTATTTCTGTGGATAAGTCATCGTAAAGATGACCTAGGCGTAGCCATAACTTTGTGTAAAAATGGGGGTCTATCCCTTATAATTCGCCTATGTCAAGATAGTCATCATCTGTGGATAAGTTATCAAGAATAGTGTCTAGCAATGCACCTCTACGGAACATAGCATGGATATCTTCACCACTAACTTCTATTGATCCAAACTCAAATGTCAGGACATAGGTTCTATCTGGATATATCATATATCTGTATTTGTCTTTCATGTATTAATTATATCTTATACTAGGGATTACGATGCTTGTTTTAAATTCCCCCAAAATTTTATAGCGAACCTTATTTACCTTAAAGACCTGCTTGTAGTGGTTATGCCATTCGTAAGGGGTGTATATCTTCTCACCAATAGATGAGTCTATGATGAGCATCACCATCTACTTACGGTCATCCCTGTTCCAGATGAACATAATGTACACAATCGTAGCAATATAGGTAATCGCTAGTGCGTAGGATATGATATATGCTGGATTCATTTCTCTCCTCTAATAATGTCTATAAGTTCTTCAAGTTCTTGGTCAGTTTCCCACCAAACCCCTAGCAGTTTGATAATCCGTTCACGTTCTTGTTCCTTGGCTATCTGTACAAATTCATCAATAGCCAGGACATCTTCCTTGCTAAAACTATTGTCTAGTACTAGCATGTTGTTCTCTACTTTGATCATGGCTTCTTCCTGTATACCGCTTTTTTCTCTAGATACTTCTCAGTCCAACCATACAGCAGACCAAGAATAAAGACAACCGCACCCATACCCATAAGGGTTACGAAGAACTGGAATGCCTGTGGATTAGATAGTAGCCAGTATAGGAACAGGATAAGCATACCTGCTAGGCCAATACCGATAGCCACTAGGCTAACATAAAAAACTACCTTGGCAATGATTATCTTGGTTTCATTCACCATTTGAGCTATCTTTGAACCCATCTGGTAGATTGTCTGTGTTATATTGCTCTTTGTCCATCTCATATTTCTCCTTAAATTGAACCTTTTATTGAACCATTACTGGTTATTGTTTGAACCCTTGATCTGGGCTATAAGTTTAGGCGTTACCATTACCTTCTGGTAGTCGCCATTGGCATTCTCTAGAAGTATCTTTACGATGCGGTCACGATCTGCCTGTAGAATAGCATCAACATACTCATTGAGCCAGATAGTAGTTGAACCATCTGGTAGGGTGTAGACAATGCCTGGCTCTGGCCTGGCATGCTTGTTCATGATACTAAACTTCTTGTCGATTGGCTCTCTCATTATGCAGCCTGCTTGTGAGTAACCCAGTAGTACTGGCAGCGGTCGCAGCAGGGTTCATTGTTCTTGGAAACAACGGCGGTAGAGAAGTCAAAGTAGTAGTCTGGGTCTTTACGATACAGGTTTGCTTTGTGTGTAGTTGTCACACGTGCCATAACCTTTTTGTCGTCCATCCAGAAAGGCATACCATAACCCCAGTCCTGATATGCTCTCTCGTTTAGTTCCTGTAGATTACGAAGGTTGTTCTCTGTCTTGATGCCACGCTTGTTGGCTTCTTCAATCATGACCATAGCATACTGGTATAGTCCCATCTCAAAGCCTTTCCACATCTTGACTGCTGGATGGTTACGCCATCCTGCTTTAGGGTCGTTCGATGATAGTACCTTGAGGATCTGGTAGCACTCTAGAATTTGCTTGTTAAGACGCTTATTGTCTAAAGCTTGGGCGGTGTTATAAAATGATTTGAATGGAAGAAAAGTTTGCATGTTTGTCCTTTGTTTAACGGAAACTTTATATATTAATTATACCCTTATACGAGGGAATTGTCAAGCCATTGGCTCAGAAGATCTTGCATCTGGATAGAGTTTAGTTGCTCAAAGTCTTCTACGATATCGGGTGCAATGTTATCCCTCAATAGCTCCATAGTTCGCTTCATCTGGACAGCAGGGTTATTGGTAGCGGATACAGACATTACGAGCATGGCTGGAAGAGTCTGGAGATATGGGACGATGGCAGAAAAGCCTTCAGTTTTTAGTTCTACTAACATGGGTATTCCTTTATATAGTGGGGATGTTGGTTATACCAGTATACAGGAGAATAGGCCTTGTGTCAAGGCTTTGGTTCTCTTATTTACCGCCGAACTTTTACCGCCCGAACTTATGTAGGTATTCTATCGAAGCGTTCTTTATGTTGTTGCAGTAGCCATGCGACGGTCTTACGTTATCTAGCGTATCCGAACCGCCTTTAGACAGTGGGTGTATGTGATCGATTTGTAATCCAGACTCCCATCCTGGCTTGCCACATTGACGAGGTGCATCAAAGTTAATAGGCTTATTACAAATATGGCAATCTGTTCCATATAAATCAATTACTTCTTGGTCAGTGTAATATCCATATTCTAGACCCATGCTCCTCGCCCTTGATCTACCGTGAGAGCGGTCATGCCTTAGTCCCTGAGCCTTACGCCAAGCTCTACGAAGCACGTTAATTTCTTTATTACGAAGGGCACGTTGCGTTTTCCAGTGATGCTTCATAGCATCTCGACAAGGTTCACAGGGCAACTCGTTTTGTTTACGAGTGTGCCATCTATACCCCGAAAGCGTACCGTGAATGTTATTATCCATTAGGTTTATCTATCACTATGATATATTGGCGATTGCCTTATCAAGACCGTTAGCGATCTCAAAGTTTTGTGCACAGAGTTGGTGGTCACACACACCGTCAGCATTGAAGTCTTCGCATATCTTTGCCGATAGAAGTTTGCTCATTGTCTCTAGGGCAGCCTTGTACCCCTTGTTATACTCTGCCTGTCCCCAATTTTCGAAGTCAGAGAGTTTCATGTTTGCTATGTTGTTAAAATCCATAATGTTCCTTTAGTTTATTTTGGAAACTTTTTCATCCAGGACTTTGTCCTGTCTGTTAGTCCATGCCAAGCAGACCAGTTCTTTCCACCATTAGACATCTCGTAAGCAATCTTGGCATTGACATACGGATCAAAGAGGTCTTTGTTATCATTAAGACCGAATTGCTTTAGCCTTGCTGGACCTAGTGAGCCAATCATGTTGATTTGGAATAGACCGTATGAGTTGTCCCCTGTATTGCTATTACGATTGTGTGCCATTGGTCTTCCTGTAGATTCCTTCATGGCTGTACCCCAAGCTTCCCTGAGATCCTGTCCACGGAAACCAACCGAATAGAGAATGCTCTTTAGCTTTGTTCCAGAAAGATAAGTCTTCTTTGTGTAGACTGGCTTTATGCTTTCCATAAACTTGACGCTGCCATCTGTCTTTACGACTGCCTGCTCAACGTCCTGAGTTTCTGCATATGCCACATTAGTTGCTGCCAGAGGCAAAATAAACAGGGCAATGGCTAATTGTACTTTACGCTTATTCATAGATACAATTATACCATTGGAAAGACACCCATGTCTACCCCCAGAAAAATTCTTTGTTTGTTTAGATTCTGTTAACCAAGTTAACAAAAAGTATTCCTATAATTAATACATGACTAATTCATTTATCCCAAAGGTACGCACTAGCGTAGCCATCATTGCCACCATCCTATCACTAGGAATGGTCTCAACTTCGGTTGTTCCTGCTCAAGCAAAGACATCTATCGTTAGCGGTGGATCTTCTTTTGCCAACAGCATCATCAGCACCTGTGCTCAGGCATACAAGACTGACACTATCACCTATGCTTCAACTGGTTCTGGGACTGGACGAAACAACTTTCTGACTGGGACATATGACTTCGGGGCATCTGATTCTCCATACGCTGCAACAGCAAAGAAGCCAGAAAACTTTACCTATGTTCCTCTAGTTGGTGGTCCGATTGCTATCGTGTTCAACGTTGATGGCGTTAGCTCACTCAACCTAACCGCCAAAGTTCTAGGTGGTATTATGAATGGCCGTTACACAACTTGGAACGACGAGGCTATTCAGTCACTAAATCCAAAGGCAAAACTTCCTAACACAAAGATCAATGTCTACTACCGTTCGGATACTTCTGGCACAACTCAGAACTTTGCTAACTACCTTCGTGGTAATGGTGCTTCTGGTTGGAAAGACAACGGAGCTTGGTCAAACGCTTCAAGCCAGTCTGCACCAGTAGGTAGCGGTGCAGCAAACTCTCAACTTTTGGTTGCTGGTGTTGCTACAACCAAGAACTCAATTGGCTATGCTGACCTGTCTGATGTCGCTGCAAAGGGTTTGCCTTTTGCTGCACTTCGCAACCCATTGGGTCAGTATGTTAAGCCATCTGTAAAGGCATCGTCAGTGTTCCTATCTGTTCAAAAGGTAGGCTCAAATGGGATTCTTGAGATTGACTACAAGAAGGCTGTTCGTGGTGGTTACAACGCTTCACTAGTAACCTACGCCCTAGCACCAACTGCTTCAGCAAACAACGCTAAGGGAACTGCAATAAGAAAGTTTCTAACCTATCTAATCAACACTTGCTCACCTTCAAAGGCTTCTGGACTCAATTACACACCACTATCTGGTGCACTAAAGGCAAAGGCTTTGAGGTTAGTCGCCACCGTTAAGTAGATGCAAATAGTGCTATAATTATAGAATGGATTCTGAAGAAATTCTATATGAGCTAACCAGGCTAATTAATGTTATTGGCCCTGCTAGCGAACAGGTATTTGACCTTGCTGTTGCATATCAAAGGATTGTGTTCTTTGAAAAGTTGAGAATGCTTCTTGCTCAAAAAGACTTGGCTGGCGATCAGACCGCCGTTGATGTTCTTAACTGGGCATATCAAGCATTAGCAGAATAAAAATGCTGTATAATTAATTTATGACTGTACACGCACTTACCACCCTTAGCGACTCTATTGCTGTTCGCCTTAGCCCTGTTGGAATTCACTCTGGTGTTGACATTACCCTTCAAAATGTAAATGCAACTGCATACGTTTACGTAGGTAATGAAAGTGTAACCACATCTAACTATGGTTTTAGGATTATGCCTAACCACTCAATCTCTTGGGAACTATCTGGATCGGACTCTCTATACGCTGTGTCTAACATCAATGGATCATCCGTTGCTGTGATTCAAACAAGCCTTGAGGCTGGCTTCTAATGGCCAGATTTACCCACCCAGCCTTTGGCAACACTGATGGACTAACCACTGAGATTAAGTCTTACAATTCAGTTTGGTCTGGAACTGGACTAGCGTTTACAAATACTCCTGTAACAGCAAGTTATATTAAGATTGGCAATCTAGTTATTGTTCAGATTGATGTTGTGTTTACAAATGTCTCTAACTTTGGTACTGGACAATATTCTCTTACCTTGCCGTTTCCATCCAAGTATCACACAGATGTTTATGGTGGTTCTGTTCACGACATTACGAACCAAGGCGTTGACCACTACAGCATTAAGGGCCACTTGTCTGACGGAAGTTCTACTTTTACAATTTGGAACATAAAGAGTTCTGCTGCCGATGAACCATTCGATCACAATAGTCCAGTTGGCCTTACAACCTCAGACAAGTTCCACATGTCTTTCTCGTACATCTGCGAGTAGCATGGACATTGTTTATCTATGCCGCAAAGGCGATAACGAAGAGCTAAGGTATTCGCTCCGATCTGTATCTAAAAACCTGCCAGAGAGCCGTGTGTGGCTTGTGGGATACAAACCTAGATGGTATTCTGGGGACTTTATCTCTGTGCCTGACGTATCTTCCAAGTTCAATAACATACACAATCTTATTAATCATATAGCATTTGAGGATCAAATTAGTGATGACTTTATTATGATGAATGATGACTTCTTTATTACGAGGCCTTTGGATACCGTGCCTGTTTACCATGGTGGGTTGTTGATAGATAAGATAACTAAGTATTACGAACTGGCTCCCAATTCCCCCTACAACAGAATGCTATCTAGAACGTATAGCAGCCTCGTCAAGGCTGGGGTATGGGAACCATTGGATTACGATATCCACATTCCTTTGCCGTTCAACAGAACAAAGCTTCGTGAGACTATTGTGCAGAAAGGCTTGCCAAGATCAATGTATGGCAACCTGGCTGGTATTGGTGGAGATTACATGCCAGATGTAAAGACATATTCTAGGGGTAGCAAGATGTCGCAGAGGTCTCACGACTTTTTAAATTCAAAACTACCTTACATATCATCCGAGGATGGATCATTTTTAAATATTCTTAATGGCGTTCTAAAGGATATGTTTCCTGAGCCATGCAAGTATGAGTACCCCCAGTAGGACTTGAACCTACGGCCTTAGCATTAGAAGTGCTCTGCTCTATCCACTGAGCTATGGAGGCTGAAACTATTTAATCGACTTTACGCTTTGAAGAGTTTGCTTCTTTGTATAGCCTGAGCTTATTGCAATTTGAGCATAGTACATAACTATTGCTAATTTGCTTCTTAAAGTCTACAAAGTCTTCTGGTGTTTCGATCTTTGCAATTGTTCCATCAAGATCTGGAATGCTAACGTATTCCAATGCTGAGAAGTGTAGATACTGGCTACACTGCTGGCAGGCCTTCTTTAGCCTAATGTTTTCTGAATAGGTCTTAGCCTTTTCCTGAATAGCCGTTACTGGCTTTGCTGTTTCCATTTTTACTTCTTCCTTATTGCCTAGATAATACGAGATGGTTCCTCTGGAGCAACCCAAGATCTTTTCTATCTCTCGGTAACTCTTGCCTTCATCCCTAAGTCTTAGGATATCTTCTTTATAACTCATACTTAATTATACCCCAAAATCCCCTGCGTTGTTGACAGCACGATACAAGTCTTCTACATCTAAGTCATTAGATATTTGATAGTTAAACTCATAGTTGTCTAAGTCTGTTTCTGAGCCATGTCCATTGACTGGACCATGACCCTGCTTTGATATACGCCATACCTGTCCACCATGCTTCTTAATGGCCTCTGCTTCATTACGATAGCGAACGTCAGCGAAGACTACGTTTCCATGCTCCTTGGCTCTTAGCAGTCCCTGGTTTACCCAGAAGTCTGCACCAAACATTTCACGGCCTACCTCTGTCCCGAGACGCTGAAGCAACTCTCTAGCATCACTAGAGAGACGCTTTACTTCTTCCCAACCCATGTGGTCTACAGCACTAGCAAGAGATGCTCCATTAAATTCATCTATACGAATTCTAGGATCAAGTCTGTATAGTGCTTCACGGATAGGGTCAGCAAAGGATACCTTTACAAAGCCATAGTTTTCAACAAGGTGGTTTGCAACTGTGTCTTTGCCTACCTGTGCATAACCACTTAGACCAATAATCATTTATGAATCGCCTTAAATGTCTCTGGGAATGCACCATGGGCTAGGTCTTTGACTGCCAAAGCATAGTCCTGAATTTCTTTTTGTGCATCGTGCTCTAGTCGCTGGTCAAGGAATGTCATTACACCCTGTAGAGATACAGTCCAACGCCAACGCACATACATTCCATATGCAGGTAGGAATAGACGTGCAATCTCTGGTGCTACATTATCCTTCATTGCTTCATGATAAAGAGCAACATTCTGGTCAATGACTTCATTTAGCTTATTAGTGTAGTGGTAACCAAGGCTAAAGTGAATTGGTTCTCCGCTACCCTGCTTGCTATTCTCTGGCTTGCTTCTCCAAGACGATGCAGATGGCACATAAAACTCTTCTTCTTCTGTAATGTATCTACGAGAAGACTCATTCCAACCATTTTGATCATCTATATGGGTAGAGCCTACTGCGTATTTCCACCATTGTCTTGCGACGAAGAGTGGTGCGTAGACTTCAAATGTGAGTGCTGCGTGGCGGAATGGCGACGTGTGCCCTTCACGAATAAGAAAGCCAATGAGCTTTGAGTCTTTCTCGGTAAAGACTTCAGACTCTTTATCGTACGATACACGAGCAGCGTTGACAACAGATAGATCACTACCAAGAGTGTCAACAAGACGTACGTATCCTTTATCCAAGACATTAATTTGGTTTCCTATTTCCATTAGATTGATTTAGCTTCTTCAATAAGTTCTTGAATAGTTTGAATTACGTGCTTAGAGTAGTATGCAAAGTGAGGATCTTCTGTTGCTGTTTCGTTAAACTCTTTAACAAAAATAGAGATTAGTTTATCGTATGCTGTAAGCATTCCCTCACGAACTAGGGATGCAACTACAATCTCCTGTTCTGGAGTTAGGTTATCAAGGTCAAGGTTAATCATTTGACTTCACCGCATCATCTACAATTACTGCAAAGATGTCACGGTAAGGAAGGATCACTAGGTTCTGACCCTGGTGCTCAATCTCTGTACCGCTGTACTTAGAATAGATAACCTTGTCACCTTTCTTAAGGTCAATGGTCATCTTGGTTCCGTCTGCAAATGTTGCACCAGACCCAACAGCGATTACGACACCCTCTGTTGGCTTTTCTTTATCTAGTGTCTGAATGATAAGTCCCGATGCTGAAGTTTTTTCTGCTTCAACGATTGGCTTTACAACAATCTTATCTTCTAAAGGTTTAATCATTATTTTCTCCTGTTGATTAGTTCGATAGCCATTTGAAGGCCTTTTCTATATTCAATCTTACCATTTTCTGGCAAGGAAGTCAATTCCTTTTGTATTCTTTTTACGAATACTTTGCGTGACTCATTGATGGCTTTTCTTGATCCATCCGCAAATCCTTCTGCATACCCCTTGGAATAACCTTCGTCAAATCCTTGCTGGTATTTCTTCTTGAACGTTTTTTGTAGGCGTTCTGCCCAATCTGGTTTGCTCATCTATTCCTCTCTGCTCCCCCACCAGGATTCGAACCTAGAACGACAGCACCAAAAACTGTAGTGTTGCCAATTACACCAAAGGGGATTGGCAGTCCCAAGGGGAATCGAACCCCTCCCACCGCCGTGAAAGGGCAGCGTTCTAACCGATAAACTATGGGACCTTAGATATCAATTGTATCAAAGATAGCTTCTGAAAGCAAGTTATTCTGCTGAATAATTTGGGAAGATCTTTGGTGCATTCTCGCACATGTCTTCTACAAGGTCAGCGAATGAACGCTTGCGGAACCAGCCAAGATTATTAACAGCCTTGCTAGGGTCTCCTAGAAGGGTCTCCACTTCTGCTGGTCTAAAGAACTTAGGGTTTACCTTTACGATGGTTCTACCTGTGTTCCTGTCAATACCGATCTCGTCTACTCCAGTACCCTGCCACTCAATGTCAAAGCCGTAGTACTTAGCAGCAATCTCCACAAACTCACGAACCGAGTGCTGCTCTCCTGTAGCAATGACATAATCATCTGGCTGGTCTGCCTGTAGCATTAGCCACATGGCGTATACGAAGTCTTTGGCGTGTCCCCAGTCACGAAGTGCATCTAGGTTTCCAAGTTCAAGGGTGTCCATCTTGTAATTCTTAATAGCATTGAGAGACAAAACAATCTTGCTTGTCACAAAGTTAGCACCACGCTTAGGTGACTCGTGGTTAAACAGAATTCCGCTGGTAGCAAACATACCATAAGATTCACGATAGTTCTTTGTAATCCAGTGTGCGTATAGTTTGGCTACTCCATATGGTGATCTTGGATAGAATGGTGTAGTTTCCTTCTGTGGAACTTCCTGTACCTTGCCAAACATCTCAGATGTAGATGCCTGATAGAACTTGGTCTTGTCCTTAAGACCTAGAATTCTAATGGCCTCAAGGATGCGTAGTGCACCAAGAGCGTCTGTGTCTGCTGTGAACTCTGCTGTGTCAAACGATACCTGTACGTGGCTTTGTGCACCAAGATTATAAATCTCATCTGGTTCGATCAACTTAATTAGGTTTGTTATTGATGCAGAATCTGTTAGGTCACCTTGGTGAAGAAATAGGTTATCATTTGTAAGTACGTCCTTAAGTCTAACAAGGTTGTCAGTAGATGACCTTCTTACGATACCGTGGACCTGGTAGCCAATGTTAAGAAGCAGCTCGGCAAGGTATGATCCGTCCTGGCCTGTGATGCCAGTGATTAGTGCAACCTTCATTATTTTGCTCTTAGGGTTTTTAGTTTGTGTGCAACAATAACATCTGTTGGTTCGCCATCACGGTATAGTCTGATGACTGCTGCTGGGTCTTCTGGTGTTCCGTTTACAGTAACTTCTGTTCCAGGAACGTCATAGCTTCCATTGCGAATGATTCTGGTAATCTTGCCCTCTGCTCTACCGCCAGAAGAATTCCAAGAAACCATAGAGCCAACTCCAATAGCCTTGAAGATGTCTGTCATGCTGACTGATCTTGTGAAGTCTTTTCCAAAATCTGCAAAAAGGGCTTTGTCTTTCATCCTATTTACAATGCCACGTGACCAAGAGAATCCTGCGTCTCCGCCCCATGCATCCCACATAATGCGACCATTAGATGGATTGCTTGTGTTGTTAAAATCTTTACCTTTTTTGTCAACTTCGTGACGTGAGAAGAATGAGAACATTCTACGAACAACACTGATTGACATTGAGCGACCTGCCACAATGTCAGAGGCACGTCCCCAGCCTACAGGAGTTCCTGCACCAGTCGCCTTGCCTTCTTCTTTCCATTTCAATGCACGTCTTGCTGCTGCTTTCATTCCAGAAGTAGGTGTGTATGTGTCAGCCTTGAGCATTGACTCCATTTCGTCTTCTTCATACTCGCCTTCTGGCATTTTGTGTCCTTCCAAAGATTCTAATCTTGTAGCGTCTTGATACATCATTCCAATGCTGTATGCTGTTGCTTCCCAAGACTCGTCTTCTTCTTCATATTCATAAAGTCTTACAGACATTGCTGGGTTTTCTGGTGGCATAGACTCTATGGCATACTCTGTGCCAGGAGTTCCAAGTGTGCCACCTTCCCACATGATGTGCTCAACAAGTCCGTGAGCCATTCCCTCTGAGGTCATTCCCATTACATAGTCGCCCTCTTTAATATCAGCAGCCTGCTTGCCGATGTTTCCCTCGGACTGATTGATAGCATAAATTTGATTTGCTGCTTCTTCTCTTGTGGTGTGGCAACCCATTACGGTTCCATCATCTTTAAGGGCAGGGTAGCCTGAGCAACCGTACGATCCCTTTTCTCCTACTTTATATGGCATACATATATTATAGCAGATGATATAATGGTTTACAACAGAAAAGGATTTTATGCAAAAACCAGTAATCTTTGTCTATTCTATTATTAGGAATGAGGCAAGGTACATAGATAGGTATTACGATCAGCTTAAGGAAATGGTCAATACCTTCCCAAAATATGAGTTCGTTATGTCGCTTTACGAGAACGACTCTACAGATGGCACACCAGATTTGATCAGGGCGAAGGACTGGTCATTCTTTTCAGACTTTGAGTTCAAGTCTGAGAGATTACGAACTCGTGACTTTGGCTCTGTAAAGCTAGCCCAAAGAGTTAAGAATCTTTCTGAGGCTAGAAACAGAGCCTTGGATGCCAAGGACTTTTTACAGAGAGCAGACTACGTTATGATGATCGAAAGTGATATGAGATTCGACATGAGTGTAATAAAACAAATTCTAGAGTTTAAGAGCCTAGAACCAGATTTTGATATCGTATCTGGATTGACAGTAAACAATCATCCTGTCTATGATAGTTGGGCTACTCGCAAGACTCCATATTTTAATAACCATGAAGAGGTCAGGAAGTATGACTTTACATCTAAGCCTTATGACAAGTACTACGCAACATCGAATGGTGTCTGTTTATATAAGGCACAAGCGTTTAGAGATGGTGCTAGGTATGGATGGAGAAATACTGTGACTAATGATTTTGATTGTGATACCGTGGTTGTCTGCCAGAACTTTCAGAAGCTTGGCTATGATAAAATTTATATTATCCATACAGCCAAGATCTATCACGAAGACTTTTAGATAAAAGAAAAGCCAGGGTTTCCCCTGGCTATCTTTTTGATTTTCTACTTCTTTGTTTTTGGTGCTGGCTTCTTAGCTGCTGGCTTTGTAGCCTTAGCTGCAAGCTTCTTGCCATCTGCAACGTTAGCGGTGCTAAGAGCAACTGTTACTTCTTCAACGCTTGGTGCTCTTCCAAAAGCCTTATCCTTTGGATTAATGGCTCTCAGTGCTACTGGCAAAACAGCAGCAGCCAATGCCCATAGAAGATCTAGTGGGTCTGTAACTCCAGCAAGATATAGTGCTGCAGCAGCAGACAGAACTGATCGTCCGTATGAGGCAAGCATTGCTTTGATTTGTTCGTTGTTCATTTTGTTTTCTCCTTGTTTAATGCCTACTCGTTAGGCATTTTATCATTCTCTGGCATAACGCTCTGCTTTAGAGTTAGGTATGCCGTAGAAAGCTCTTTGATTTCATCTTCGCTTAATGTACTCTTTTCTAAACTAACAGACATTAGTACATCAAACTCTGTGAACTTCTCTTGGACAACATCAATGTAGTTGTATGCCCATTCTCTTGACTGAGACAGGAACTTTACAAAACCATCGTTTGTGTCTATTGGTGCTAAGTTTGCCATCTCTTCAAGTTCCGCCTTTTGCTTCTGCATCTTGAAGTGTTCTTCAACCAACAGGACCGCAAGGCTGTCGCCCTCTTTCTTTAACTTTCTATTGTTAATGAAGAGTGCCGTCATTATTACAACCAGGGTTGTTCCTGAAATTATTTCAAATATCATACGTCTTCTCCGCCTTCTCGTACTAGCAAAACGATTGCCCCATTCATTTCTAGGGCATTCTTTACTTTTACCATGTATTCAATGGCATGTCTCTTGTCTTCATCTAGCAACTGCATAAACTGTTTCTCGCTGGCCTTTACCGTTAGGAAGTGATCGTTGTCAATAATTTGTAGGTAAAAGCCTTTTGGCCCTGTACCGTCCAGAGAATGCACAGCAGTTTTCATAGCATCTGTATACATATCTATTCCTTGTCCTGCCCACTTGTGTCCATTGTAAGGTTTTTCCAAACGATACCCCAGTCAGCCTTCGATCTGTGCTTGTTAAACTCTCTAGAGATTTTTCCATTCTCCATGTAGACTCCTCCGTGAACACCAATTGCTTTTTGAGAAATGCCAACTGCAAAACATTGCTTTACAACAGGGCAGTGAAAACATAGCTCGTCAATTGCTGGTCTAAGTTCTAGATCTTCTTCATACTTGTCAAAGAAAAGTTCTGTGTCGAAGCCCTTGCAGCTTGCTTCTTCTTTCCAATCATCGTTGTTCATGGTTACCTCATGAACTTATGTGGAATCTCCCAACCACTGGTAGTTGCATCGTAACGCTTCTGTACGATCCACTTTCCACCAACAAACGCACCGTCTTTCGACATTGCTCCGTTTTCTCTGGTCCTATTTTCGATGACTGTCCAGCCATCCCATGCAAGGCTGTCATTATTCTTGACAATCTCTTCCATTTGTTCTAGTGAATTGATTAACACAATCTCTCCCATACTAGTATCTGTATACTCCGACTTCGATATTTTTAGCATCTGCAAGATCAACCAGCTTTGATACTGGCTCTTTTGGCTTGCTGAAGAATGCAAAATACCCGATGTCGTGAATATTTTTTTCTATCCAACTTGGTGGAATCTTATTAAATTTAATTTTGATTCCACGTGCTTTAAGACTACGTTCTGAAATATTTGTAAACTCTTGGGCCATAGCATTAATTTGATATGGACCTGCAGAGTATATCAAAACTTCTCTGTCTTGTTCCTGTAGGGTGGACATTGCTGTCCCCATTGCTCTCAAGAAAACAGCATAGTCACCGAACTCTTTAGTTCCCTGAATAGCTATGATCATGTTAGTCACCTTCCCTAAGTTTTTCAACAATAAACATTATCTTATCTAATTGTACCTTATCCATAGTCATTGTGTCAACTAATCTTGTAGTATTTTCTTCAACATTTCCATCTACTATGTCTGCAACATAGAATGCATTGTTAATTATCCAGTACATGTTGTCATCAACCACGATGGCACGAAGGGTGTGCTTGTCCACATGCTGCATGGCCTGTGTCTTTGGCATCTTTGGCTCTTCTAGAATCTTGTCGATACGGTCATTAAACATGATAACGTTATCACTTTGCCTTTTAATGAATGAGGGTTTCTTTTTACCCTTGCTATCCAGCCTTTTGATCAGTGCGTGAATATAAATGGTTGCCAAGATAGGCATAGCCACAATTAAAAATGTATCCATAACAATCACCCAGACTAATTATACCATTTAGATTGACTAATTTTCACTGCTACTTGGACTGTTTTTCACTTATATATAAACTATTTTGCAGATTTTGCTCTGGCTTTAGCAAGTGCGTCAAAGTCTTTTACCTTAGTGTCACCAAGGTATCCCCAAGCATAACCCTTTTCAATCATCTCATGGTTGATTGAGTTACCCTCGCCATCCAGGTATAGCCATCCGAGAATGCGACCGTACTTTTCCGATGAGTCCATCTTCTCAGTCTTGATTACAACATTCTTAGCGGCCTTGATACGGTCTGCCAAATACTTCTTAGACTCAAGGCCTAGTGCCTTTTCTGCTTTGTCCTTGGTGCGTGACTCTGGGGTATCAATACCAGCCAAGCGAACACGTGAGGTAAAGCTAATGTCAAATCCTAGATCAATTACAACGTCAATGGTATCCCCATCTACTACGCTGGTTACTTCTTTTACAAAATATTCGTACATTTAATTATCTCCTTTTAGCCTGTTTTCAATAAGGCGTTCACGTTCATCAACTACCTCAAATGCGAATGCCTTGAGTTTGTCATTGTTTGAAATGTCGTAATGATGCCCACAAAATAAAATATCGCCCGACACGCCCTTGACTTGAACATATGCCTGTGAGCCGCATACGTCACATCGATCAGAGACGGCAAGTACCCACTCTTTTGTCTCTACCATTACTTATCCGTTCTGTAGAATCCGCTACCCTTGAATTGAATGCCAAGGTTACCCACAACCTGTGTCATTCTATACCCACACTTTTCGCAAACGTGGTCTGGTGATGGATCGTGAATGCTTCTTTTCTCAATAAGAGTAATCTCGCATTCTCTGCATACATATTCGTAGGTTGGCATTAGCTAACCTTCTTGCCAAACTTAGCCCATAGACGCTCGTGGATAAAATATCCAATTGCTTCCCAGCCAATGTAAAGTAGTGCACCCCAAGTGGCATACTCCCACTCTCCAGTAAACAAGTAGATTACTCCTGCTACTCCAACAAGGTGAAATGTTTCCCAACTTGCTGTCTTTATGAAACTACGCTTTTTTGAATCTGACATTACTTAACCTTTCCCCATGTCAGTGGACCAACTATACCGTCTGCAGTTAGTTTATGTTTCTTTTGTAGTGCTACCACCGCAGCGTGAGTCTTGTCTCCGAATACCCCTGGAGTGTCGCCAACGACTTTTAGAGAGTTCTGTAGATAAGTAACAAGACCATTCTTAGAACCCTTCTTAATGTTAGCCTTTAATTCTGGCTTTACTGGAGTAGCAGGTGCAACTACAGGCTTTGGTAATGGTGCTGGCTTTGCTCCGTGTGTTGGTGCTGGTGCTACTGGATCTTCATCAGTTGCTACAACACCTGCGGTAGCGATCGCTGCTTCCTGTGCAATGAGTGCCTTAAAGAATGCGATTGGTTCGATGTAGTTCTTGCCCATCTTGTCCCAGATATGCTGCTTACCAAGACGAAGTTCCCAGTGCAAGTGCTTACCAGTAGACATACCAGTTGTGCCCATCTTGCCTAGTGGAGTTCCTGCCTCAACCTTCTGGCCCTTCTTAACCTTAACTGTTCCATCTTGCATGTGTGCGTATAGGGTTGTGTACTGCTTGCCGCCGATCTTGTGTAGCAAGATTACGTAGTTTCCAAAACCTCCGCCTGGACTTGTTGACTTCTTTGATTCCAGAACGACACCGTCATACGGTGCCTCAATCCAGCAAGGTTCGTGAGACGACCAGATGTCAGTCCCATTGTGATGCTTCTTTTCTTTTGTTACAGGGTGAATTCTCATACCCATTAGTGATGTGACTTTAAAATCTTTTCCGAGTTTACCGTCAATTGGTAGTTGTGCTTTAGCCATGTATATGACCTCCTCAATCAATTATACCACTTAGAGCCACCTGTCAGGATTGAACTGACGACCTACGCATTACAAGTGCGTTGCTCTACCACTGAGCTAAGGAGGCATTGATATTGCTACCAGCGATCTGTATGGGACTTGAACCCACGACCCCCACCGTGACAGGGTGGTGCTCTAACCAACTGAGCTAACAGACCAGGAGAGGCACCCAGTGAAATATCGTTGAGTGATGCTAGGGTGCCTCAGAGCGTATGACAGGAATCGAACCTGCACCTCTAACTTGGAAGGATAGGGCACTACCACTATGCAACATACGCATTGCCCATTTTTATCTCTTACCCACGAGAGTGGTATGGGCCACACCATTAGCTCCTCCTCCTGGGATCGAACCAGGGACCTTAGAGTTAACAGCTCTCTGCTCTGCCTCTGAGCTAAGAAGGAAGGTTATTCAATTATACCTTAGTCTAGTTTTAATTGCAACTTTATTTGTTGCCACTTTTCTAGAACTGCTTCTGGTGAACAGAAGTTTGATACGTTACTTTTTGCTTTTACAATCATAGCATCCTTCTCTTCTTTTGTCAATGACATGGCTTTGTGGAGTGCGTCAAGAATGGTTTGCTCTCCTACGTTATACCACGAAAATCCCCAGAAGTCTCTATACTTGTGAGTTGTTTCATCAATCGTCCAGATGTTGGAGTCCAGGATGATTGCAGAATCGTTAGTAACATAATCACTCATTGATGTGTGATCTGGCGTGATGCATATCATATCAGACAGCATTGCTTCGCATAGTGGCAGGTTCTGTCCTTCTGCTCTACTTGGTGAAACATAGTGCTGGCAGGAGTTCATTAGCATCTGTAGTTTGCTATCGCTAAGTTTGGCTGGTATAAAGTATACGTTCTTGAATACCGTTTCTGGAAACGAGGGGAACTCTCTGCGGAATGCGGTTTCTTGTAGCTTAGTTAGATTTCCCTGTGCAGTCATCTTAAGGATCAGAACGGCATCTGGGTAGTCTTCACGAAACTTTACAAATGCAGTAACAAGGTTGCCAAAGTTTTTTCTAATGTCATGTGGATTCAAAACATATAAGAACCTATTGTCGTAAGAACTTTTATCAAGAACTTCTTTTAGTGTCGTATGCTTGTCTGTCTTGTATGAGTCTGTTAATGTATTTAGACTATAGCACTTTAGATCACCAATGTCTTCTCCTTCATCTACGGCTTTCTGTGATACCGCTGACGGAAGAACGTGAGACTTAATGCCATAGTCACTCAAAGTTTTCTGAGAATATGAAGACAGCGTGATTACTGAGTCGTACTTGTGCAAGGCAGACACATAGTTTTTCTTAAAGATTCCATTGGCCTCAGCACTCTTTTCTGGCAATTTGTCAAACTCCCATGCAAAAACGCATATGTTTTTAAATCCTGGAACCCTTAAAGATACGTCTGGTGGCAAGAAAGATATTCCAACAGGATTCTTTTTATTTTTTATTTGAGCTTTTATTGCACCAATTCTAAATGGATAGGCAAAAGTGTTGAAAACATTCTCTGTTTCTTTGATGGTATTGTAAAAAGAATCCATGGCAAATCCATAGGAGTAGTGAGCATAACCCCATCCTTCACCTTTGTAATCGAATGGACCACTTAAAAATATGTTTGACATTACACTAAAATTTTAAGAACAGGCGAACACGGATCTCCGCCCTCTTCCCATTCCTGTTGCTCTTCTTCTGTCATGTATGGGTCACCATCATGCGTATAGCAAAATGATTCTGACACCCAGCCATTCTTAATCCCAATCTCAAGCCACTCATACATGGCAGTCATGTTTTCGTGCATAGCAGTTACGTCCTCAGCTTTTTCTGACATCTTATTCCTCGCTCAATAGATATGCTGTTACTAGTGGATTGTCTCGCAGGATTGCAAGTACACCTTCTTCGTAAATTCCAATAAAGTAATGTTCCCATGCATCTGTAGTCTTTGATTCGTCGTCACTGGATGATGGAATGGTCTGGTTGCCCATAGAATATCGAATAGCATGTAGCAATTCGTGTAGCAGTGTCTGTCGCTTACGACTTGGTGGTGCATCAGCATCAATGATGATTGTTGAGCTGCGAGTAAGCGTATAGCCGTATGCCGAACTAGATAGGGCATCGTCCATGTTTGATGAACGCTCAATGACGGTCCAGTTTTGTGTACCGATCTTTACCTTGGTAGGCATTTTTGGATATTTTACTGCTTTAGTAGACATAGGAAAACCCCTCTAAATTTGTTTACCTGTACAGTATATCAAAAATAGAGGGGTCTGTCAACCTAATTATTGCCTTCTTCTTCTGCCCTGCTGTGTTCCTTACGGAATGCGGCATTGATCTCAGAATCAGTAAGCTTGCCATCTTGCAAGAATGACTTGGCTAGGTCTTCTAGGACTCTTGCCACACCTAGCAATCCTGCCATCAAAACTGCCTGAAGAACCTCTACCCCTGCAATAGCTCCAGCTCCAAGAACTCCAAGAGCTGAGATTACAAAAACAGCAATCATTCTGGCAAAGATGTCTGCGACTCTTTTTACCATATTACTCATCTCCTTCCTTTGAATTTCTTAGCGGATATGTTAATGTCCATAGGCCCAAAGTTCCAATGATACAATATCCAACAATTGTCTTGGCAGATCCTTCTAGAACTACCCAAGCAACAAACATACCTAGTAGTGTCCAAACTTGACCAAGAATATCGTTTATAAATTTCTTCATTTAATTCACCTTCCTAATTGTTCCGCCACCTGCGGCTGGTGCTGATGCTGCTGCCAGTGTTGCAGTTGAAGCTGCACTAACTGCCGCTCCTACTGCGATAACAGATGCAACAACAGTCTGCTCTGCTTCTTTACGAACTTGTGGAGACATGTCTGCACCCACGTTACCAAGAGCGTTGAATGTTTCAAGAACTGCTGCAGCACCAGGAATGGCTGCGAGTTCTTCTGGAAGTTTTGGATCGTCTGCGACCGCTACAATTGCTAGTGCTTCAAGTGCTTGATTGTATGCTTCAGAGCCTCGCTCTGCAGTTTCAAAAACAACCATGGCTGCTGCTGTTAGTTGTTCTGCCTGTGCTTCTGTAAGTTCTTCTGGCTCAATCTCTGTAAGAGTTTCAATCTCAGCAACAGCTTCTTGTTCTAGTAACTCAGATTCTGATTCTGGTTCTGGGGTTTCTGTTTGCTCTGGTTCTGGTAGCGGTTCTGGCTCAGGTTCTGTTGGCTCTTCAGGAGTGCTCTCGGTCTCCGAAGGCGTAGGTGTTGGCTCTCTGAATGGTGGAATGGCTTCCAATTCTTGTTGAGAGACACGTAACTCCTCTTGTGCAATTGTTACATCATTAGATGTTGATTCAATTATACCTGAGTTTTGAATCTTGCTTGCATTAAGACTATCTAAATTATTTTGTGCATCAGTTATATCTGGTAACAAAGATGCATCCTTAATCATTGGTTGCACAGCATTGGCATCAGGAACTATTCTAGTTCTTTCTTCTTGCCTATATGCAGTTTCATCTCTGTAATAAGTTACATCATTGTAAACAACCTGATCGTTATAAGTGATGACTTCTGTAGAAGTAGTTACAGTTTCGTATGTGGTTACCGCTTGTGGCTGACTACCGAGCCAAGATGCTGGAACTATTTGCCATGTAGAATTAGCAGTCATAACATTAAACTGAACCCATGCACCTCCACCGTTTTCATAATAGTAAAAAGTAAATGGATAAAGTATTCCTGCTCTAATCCATACTGGTTGAGAAATAGATCCACCGCCACCCTTGTCGTACCAATCAGAAATTACTCCCATACCAGCGATGTTTAAAATTACTCCATCGTCTGCTGGTGCATAAAAGTAGTAATAGTCATCTGCAGGAACCATCAAGTTTCCAGTAAACCTAACAATGACATCTTCGTGAAGATTGGTATTCATTACAAAACCACCTCCCCATTGAAAGTCAATTTGAGAAACACTTGATGTTGCATATGGCGTTTCTGATGAGGAAGGTAGTGGTGGAGCATTGTTGTAGCCTAGCCTATTAAAGACATCTGCTGTAATACCGCCAACCATTGTATAGGTTGTTGTTGGAACTACCGTTGTGGTCTCAACAATGCTTGTGGTTGGCACCTGAATGGTCTGTGCCTCTTGTACCACATAGGGAACCTGAATTGTGTATGGCACGTCTACCGTGTAAGTTTCTTCTACTGTTGGCCTTTGCCAAGATGCATCTGGTATCAGGGATTGGTCGTAGGCATACTGAGCAGCCTGTAGGTTCTGCTCTGCCTGAGCAATTTGAGAATTAAGGGATACCTCTGTATCCAAAGCCTCGTCATAGGCCGTCTGTGCCCTTTGTAGGGCTTCCTGAGCAGCATCAACTCTGTCCTCGGCGGCTTCTACTTGGGCTGTGTATTCTTCTTTAGATTGGGCTAGTGCCACACCAGAAACAAGCAGGGATCCGAAAGCTAATAGTATTGCTAAAAACAATCTTTGGGTTTTAATTTTTGGGTCTCCTCGTTAGCCATTAAGACTAACAAAACAATTATAACATTGTTTACCATAAGAAAAGGGGTGTCCGAAGACACCCCCATCCTATATTGCCAATTTATTCGAATAGAGAGGCAAACTTTTGGGCATTTGCAACGCCCTTGTGTTGATTCTTTACTTCTCCATCTTGTCTCACAATAAATGCAGGGACACCAGTAATTCCATATTCAACAAAGAAATCTGTGTCTGTGTCTGCATCATATTTTGTATAAACAATTTCAGGATTTTCATCTAGAAATTTTGTAATGGTTGGTTCCATAGTTTTGCAAGGCTGGCACCAAGTAGCAGAGAAATGAATTAGTTCTTTCATTACTTCACGTCCTTGTCAGCGATCTTAATCTCACAGTAATCGGTGGTGCAGTATGCCTCACCCATTGCTTCAAGATTGTCTACACCGTCATAGATTGCAGAGAAGTCAATCTTTGCAATGCGTCCAATGTGGTAGTCATATTCATCTTCTGTAATCTCTGTATAAGGCTGCTGTGGATACACTGTGTTACCCATTGGCAAGAATGATACCGCCTTCAACTGACCCTCATACATGTTGAGAACTGATGCTACGTGCTGCTTCTCTGTTTCCTTATCGAATGATAGGGTTACAGATACACCATTGTCTGACCAGTACTTCTGTGCAGTTGCTGCTAGAGCCATCTTCTCAAATAGAGTTACGCCCTTTTCTGCCCTCTTCTGTCCAGATGCGATTGGGAAGTAGACTACAGATGTTCCTGCTGATACTAGGTCATCTTCAATCTTGTACCCTGCTGCCTTGAACAAGTGTAGCATTGGGTCTGACTTACCAAAGCGGATAGCACGTAGGTAGAACTTTCCACCTGGTCCCCAGTGAACACCAGGAGTAGCACCAGATAGGATAGATACTGATCCAGATGGCTTGACTGTGGTTACACGAATTGACTCACGAACACATAGCCACTCTGAATACTTCTTGTCATAGAAACGGATCTTGTTGTATCCCTCGTCCATCCACTCACGAGTAGTAGGTAGACCATGCTCGTCAGAGAATGATGCGATACCTGTTAGCGAGGTTCCGATACGACGGTTGCGTTGCATAATACCGTTGGTCTGTTGCCAGTGTGTAGGAAGAAGTGTAACAGTCTTACCATACAAGTAGGCAAACTTTAGAGTGCGTAGGAAGTCTTCCTTGCTCTCGTGACGGTTTAGGTGAACCTCAACTAGAGTACATAGTTCATATGACTCTAGTGGCTGCTCTGCACATGGGTTAAAGCCTACTACACGGTAGTCTGCACCATCTGCTGGATCTGCCAAGCGACCATAGTTACGTGCAACGTCTAGCCAGATAAAACCTGGCTCTCCGTTGTCTGCAATGCGGTCTACATACTTTGAGTAGTCCATTCCAACGCTTGCTGAAATAGAATTGTTAGACATCCATGCCCATCCTGGCTTCTCAGGGTCGTATGAATTACGCTCTGGGAATACCTCAGCGTTCTTTAGGTTGAGGAAGTCCTCGTCCCCATCTACGCCTAGTGCTAGGGTAGCAGAACGGCGAACGTTACCTGCAACAACACAAGTACCAATAAGGTTAATAATGTCTACGATTGCACGTGAGTCAAATTTTTCTCCTGCACGTGAACCAATAGCCTGGCGGATAGTGTCGTGCATCTTGATTAGTGGGTCTGGACCAGAAGCGGTTCCACCAAATCCCTTGATTGGTGCACCGTAAGGTCTGATCAAAGAGTAGTCAAATTCCTGCACTGGCTGGTTAGGTCGTAGGAATGAGTTGATCAGTAGGCGAGTAGATTCTACCCAACCCTCACGGTCGTCTGGGATTTGAAAAGACACTGCTGGTTCTGTAGGGGCATAGATTTGGAAATTCTTATCCTGTCCTAGTGTATCAAAGCCAACACCAATGCCTAGCATCAAAGCGTCCATGACCCAAGCAAACAATGCTCCTGGATCGTTCTTGTCTAGGTCCTTTGTAGATACAACAGCACAGTTCTGTAGAGCTGCTGAGTTACGCTTCTCCATTGTTAGTGGTGTACCGAATGACCACA